ATAACTGGCATCGAATAGCGGGCACAAAAAAACCCCAGACCTTGTGAGTCTGGGGTTTGGCCTAGCAGAACAGCTTACTTCATTTTGTCATAGAACGCGTCTATGGCAGACTGGAACACTTCAGCCGATGGCACAGTCGTGTCACCTTTGGCTTGCTTGTTCTTACGTTCTGTCTTCAGGTTCTCGAACACTTCAGCCAGCTTGGCAGTGAAGTCAAGAACACGGCGACCCTTTTTAGGCTTACCTTCCGCATCGGTTTCCTTGATGATGTGGAGCATATCGTTCCACCGATTTGAACAGTAGCCTTGGAACTTCGTGCGGATCTTACCGATTACCGCATGTCGGTCCGGGTCTTCCGACTTCAGCTTGCTGAAGGCTTGCTGCGTCAACATCATAGCCACATCGACATTGAACACCACCATGCCTTCCTGATCCGCCACATTGTCAGCCAGTGGAATCAGTCGGTTTTCACGGATCACAAAACGCTGATCCGCATGGTCTTCACGATACTTGAGCTGCCATCCGCTATACAGTTCGGTTTTGTTGGCATCGGTCAGACCCTTTTCCAGCACATCCGGCTGCGTGTCACGAACGAACAACGCACATTGACGCAGGGACTGACCCGCATGTGCAGCCTGATATGCTGCATCGCGCAGATTCTTGGGAACGAAAGAAACCATTGCTGGTGAGATTGGCTTTGTTGCCATAATGGAACTCCAAGAGTTTAGGAACATCGGCGGCACCGCGCTACCGATAGATCAGGTATAGCGCAGCCCGATGGCTTATGCAAGATTTCAGGGTAAGCTGACCCGTTAGATAAGCCCGCGCCTACGCACACACGCGATCAGGCACGCGCGACGAGACATAACTGGTATCGAATAAGCGGACGAAAAAAAACCCCCGGACCTTGTGAGTCCGGGGGTTGGTCTAGCCTAGCAGGTCAGGTCACTCAGCGGCGAGGACAGCGTAGAAGGCGTCGATTGCTGCCTTCAGTTTCGCCTCAGGAGGCGCTGAGGTGTCCCCCTTCGCCGCCTTGTTTTTACGCTGGTCCTTGAGCGCATCGAACATCTTCTTCGCCGAGGCGGTCCAATCGTTCGTGACTCGTTTCTGAGTCTTGCCCGCTGCGGCATCCTTGCGGATGATTGCCAGCATCTCATTCTTGCGGTTTGAGAAGTACTTCTGCCAGTCTTCGCGCCACTTCTTGACAATGGCGTGCTTCGCTGGTTCGTGCTGGCCGAGTTGACCGAAGGCGTGCGTGGTGTAACCCAGCGCGACACCCAGCGTGAAAAACGCCGTCTCGGTCCCTTTCGGGATGTCCTCGGTTTTGACATCGACCAGAGGGATGTACTTCCCCTCCTTGACCATGTAAAGGTCACCGGGGAACCTCTCAGCGTAACGCACCGCCCAGCCGTCCTTCAACTGCTTGAGGTTGTCCTCGGTGATGTCCTCGGTCACCACGTTAGGCTGGATGTCCCGCAGAAACATCGCACAAGCCGCGAGAGTCTCGGCAGAGTGCGCGCCCATGTAGGCGGCATCGCGGAGGTTTTCAGGACGATACCCAGCGGCAGCGGCAGGGGTCACGGGTGCTGCTTCTTGAGCAGCGGGGATTTGTCGAGTAGCCATGATGGGCTCCTTTTCGCGTCTCGGTTCGCGTCCAGCACCTCGCTGGACATCCCCCTCGACAATTCAATGTATACGCGAAGGGGGACCCTTAATCAACTTTTCAGGGTATGGTGACCCCTTGATCAAGGGCACGCGCTCGCCCACGCACGCCCAGCCACGCGCGACGACACATAACTGGCATCAAAGGCTGGGCGCAAAAAAACGCTGCAACCCTTTCGGATTGCAGCGTGGTCTAACCTAGCGCGATCAATACGGCAGCACGCCCGCCTCGATCAACAGAACCAGCGCGTTCATGTGGCGCTTACGTCGCGCCTCCTGATACCGCATCTTATCTTCAAACCGCGCCGTTATTTCAACAGCGCCGTTGATGTCACGGCCCGCCACTTCCATGCTGGCGATGAACCACTTGGCCTCTTCAAACATCTCGCCACAATGCAGCCCCTCGATGTTCTCTTTAATCGCGCTGTCTTTTAGGTAGACCAGAACCTTGAACGAGGGGTCAGACTCATTCACTACGATATCTTTCCGCGCCTTAGGTACGTTCTTCATCATTCCACCCCGTATCCGTTGAGAAAACTAGCAGTTGCCAGCACGCCTTCAGGTTCAACCAGTGTCAAACCCTGAGTGATATCGTCATGGTCACCGAATTCGGCAGACCCGTCGATATCCATTGCAGGGTCGATAGTGTTGGCGTTCATCTCATGGTCAAACGCTTCCACTTCAAAGTAGCAGTCAACAGTCTCGACTGACTCCACATTCTTCAATTCACGCTTTGGCTTGTTGCTTCGCAGCGTGAATTCTGTCCCTGCCTTATCAGTCCAATCCCATGTACGTGACATGATCATTCTCCGGTTATCTGAACAGCACCGCGCCGCTCAGTGATTTAAGGTATACGTGATGCCACCTGATAACGCAACTTTTCAGGGTATGGCCGCGCTCACGCGCTCACACGCGCCAGCCACGCTCGCCCGCTCTCACGCGACGACATATAACTGGCATCAAATGTGAGGACAAAAAAAAACCACCGAGCCTTTCGACTCGGTGGCCTGACCCGCTAGAGCGTCAATCCATTCCCTTATAGAACTCATTGAGTTCGTGGTAGACCTTCACAGCGTTCCGGTACGCTGCCTCTGCCTCACTTCGCGCTAGCCCTTGCCTAAGCTGCTCTTTCATCTCGATGGTCTGCTCATCGCGTGTAGTCATCCCAGACTCGAACTCATGTTCCTCTTGGGTCGGCACAGTGTGCAGCCCATCCATGAACTCACAGTACAGATCGTAGTCATGATCAATGTTTGCTTCAGTCATCATCGTCTCCTTAGTTCCAGATCCAAATACCAAAACCATAGACCAGCACCCAGAACAGAGTGCAAGCCAAACAGAACACCAACAGATCCATGTCCCTATCCATCATCATCTCCTTTGTGAAGTGAGACGCTGCACCATGCAGCGTCTCGGTCTAACGTCTACCTCAGCGGCTGAGGCTCAGTCGCCACTCATGGAAGGTGTTTGCCGCCCTCCATACGCTCTCACTCAGCAGCACCGCCCGAGTGATCTCTATCGGCCAACCCTGCCGCATCGCTGCGGTGCTAGCGTTGCGCGTCCCGGACATTGCCGCGAACTTCCGCAGACCCTCAACCTCTTGCAGCGACTCGCGGAACCGATCAACCTTGTAGCGCGGGATCGTCTGGCTCATCGCACCATTCTTGTAGGTGCGGACTGTGTGCTGAAGCATGTTCAACTCCATCGTCTTCGACTTCGTGCGTCGCCCTGTGCGTTGCATCCCGTCTCAGTGATTCAATGTATACGCCAGACCAGTCCAAAACGCAATTTTTCAGGGTATGACGCGACCCCACCCATCCCCCACCCCCCAAAATGCTCCAAACCCACGCTGCCTCAACCCCTCTCTAATCCACACAAACAATCGCAAAGTTTTCCAAAGTTCAGCGATGCAAGAGGCAAAGTACACCCCACCCCCCACCCCCTACCCCCACCCCCTCTTATTAGGGTTTTTACCTAATGGGACTCCTACCTCCTTTCCAAAAGCCGTGCTATATTTATATGATGGACGCATACACCCCGGAGATAGATCACAACGTCCCGCTCCCTGCCTCTGCTAGAGAGGCTTATCCAGACCTTTCCCCGCGAGAGGAACTGGAGATGCGTGCGCGGACAATCAAAATGCTTGCTGATCTGGCAGGCCACCCCCTCGAACCTGACGAAGGGGACCGCAACGAGGCTATTCAGATAGCCACAGATATGGTTAAAGGAGGCGTGAGCCCGAACTTTGCCATCTACCCGAATGAGACCGTTGCGTATCTGGCGGGCCTTGTAGCGCAGTACGATACACAGGTAGTGCGTGAACTCGCGGATCTGAAGCGGTTCGTGGTTAACAAGCTAGTGGAGGAGACGGGCCACCCCGATGCCAAGATTCGTATTGCTGCGATCAAGGCTTTGGGTGAAGTAGATGGTGTCGATGCTTTTAAGAAGCGCACCGAAGTGACTGTGAAGCACCAATCTATCGAAGAAGTAGAGAGAGAACTCTTGGCAACCCTTGCCAAGTTAGAAGGTAATACGGTTGATGTGAAGATGGTTGAAGTAATCGAAACCAATGACCCAACTAACTCCTGACAAGATCGCGCAGCTACGCGCTGCGTTGCCAACAATGTCGGATGACCTCAAGAGGAACACTCTTGAGTTGCTAAAGCAGTGGGAAAGCGAGTCAATGTGTGCGCGGAGCAAGGAATCCTTCTTGGATTTTATTGCCAATGTGTACCCTGACTACAAAGTTGGCCCCCACCACCGCAAACTTGCCAGAATCTTTGAAGATATTGCTGCTGGCAAGAAGAAAAGGGTGATTGTCAACATCGCCCCACGACACGGTAAGTCAGAATTGATCTCTTACCTTGCTCCCGCATGGTTTTTGGGCAAATATCCGCACAAAAAGGTCATCATGGCCTCCCACACTGCGGATTTGGCTGTCAATTTTGGTCGTAGAGTGCGAAATTTGGTCGGTTCTGACCCGTATAAGGCTATTTTTCCGCAAGTTACGCTTCAAGCTGACTCGAAATCAGCATCCCGGTGGGGTACAAACTTCAATGGCGAGTACTTTGCCATTGGTGTGGGTGGCGCACTGGCTGGTCGAGGCGCAGATCTGTTCATTATTGATGACCCGCACTCTGAGCAAGATGCCAAACAGGGCAGAGCAGATGTGTTTCTCCCTGCGTGGGAGTGGTTTCAGTCAGGCCCATTGCAGCGTCTGATGCCGGGAGGAGCCATCATTGTCGTGATGACAAGGTGGAGTAAGTTGGACTTAACAGGCCAACTCGTCAAGCAGATGGTCAACGAGGACGGTGTAGAGCCTTGGGAAGTCGTTGAATTCCCTGCCATCTTGAACGACAAACCACTTTGGCCTGATTTCTGGCCTTTGGAAGAGCTTTTATCCAAAAAAGCGGCGATGGACCCACGGTATTGGCAAGCCCAATACATGCAAAACCCAGTATCTGAGGAGGGGGCGCTCCTAAAAAGGGAGTGGTGGCAGATATGGGACAAGGACGACCCACCCCAGTGTGAGTTTATTATTATGTCTCTTGACGCAGCGCAGGAGGCTAATACTCGTGCTGACTATAATGCCCTCACCACATGGGGTATCTTCTACAACGAAGAGGCCAAGAACCATAACATTATATTGCTGAACGTCATCAAGAAACGCCTAGAGTTTCCTGAACTTAAGAAGTTAGTACTAGAAGAGTACAAAGAGTGGGAGCCTGATGCGTTCATCGTGGAGAAGAAGTCCAACGGTGCGGCGCTCTATCAGGAGCTTCGACGCATGGGTGTGCCTGTGGGGGAGTTCACTCCGGGCAAAGGGCAAGACAAAATTTCTCGCGTTAACGCTGTCTCTGATTTACTTTCCTCAGGTATAGTCTGGGCTCCTGACAGGCGGTGGGCCAGAGAACTCATTGAAGAGTGCAATGACTTTCCAAGCGGAGAGAACGATGACTTGGTGGACTCCACCACCCAAGCCTTGCTGAGGTTTAGGCAAGGGGGGTTCTTGCGACTGCCCACAGACGAGCCTGAAGAAATACAGTTATTCAAGAGTCGCCGTCACGCTGCATACTACTGAGCATAAACATGACTACACAGAAGTTTATGGGCAAGAACCAGTTGATTGACCGCCTGTCGGCGCAGATCGGCTCACGGGAAACCGCCCTTGAAGTTCTGAAAAAACGTGGACACGTAGATGACAAGGGTAACTTGACAGTCGCTGGCAAGAAGCGCGATTCAATGACTGCTGAAGAACGCGCTCTGGATAGAGCGAGTACGCGCACAGGCAAGAAGCCCACTGCGTTCAAGTACAACCCCAGCACAAACACCGCAACATTGAGAAAGAAATACTGATATGGCAAACATTGACAAGGGGCTGTATCAGGCTCCAATGGGGCTGGAAGCTATGGGCATGAGCGAGGAGCCCATCGAAATTGAGATCATCGACCCTGAAGCGGTGAACATCCGCACCGGGGACATGGAGCTTTCCATCGAAAAAGGTGAGGAAGAGGACGATTTCAACGTCAATCTGGCCGATGAAGTTGATGAAAAGTACCTTCAGTCGATGGCTGGAGACCTTGCGGGAGACATAGATAACGACAAGGCATCACGCAAGGACTGGGAAAAAGCCTACACCGAGGGTCTAAAACTGCTAGGTTTGCAATACGAGGAACGTACTGAGCCTTGGAACGGTGCTTGTGGCGTGTTCCACCCCATGATTACTGAGGCGGTGATCCGGTTCCAGTCAGAGACCATCACCGAGACGTTCCCCGCTGCGGGGCCAGTGCGTACAAAGATTCTGGGTCGAGAGACGCCAGAGAAGAAAGAAGCCGCTGTTCGCGTCGAAGACGACATGAACTATGAACTCACCGAAGTCATGCGGGAGTTCAGGCCAGAACACGAGCGGATGCTATGGAGCCTCCCGGCCACGGGTTCTGCATTCAAGAAAGTGTACTACGACCCATCGCTCGGTAGGCAGGTTTCGATCTTTATTCCAGCAGAAGACATCCTCCTGCCGTACGGAACGTCTAACCTTGACACTTGCTATCGGCTGACGCACGTGATGCGTAAGACGGAGAATGAGGTCGTGAAGCTGCAACAAGCGGGCTTCTACCGCGATATTGATCTCCCTGATCCGCTGAAGGCGTCTGACGACATTCAGAAAGCAAAGGACAAGGAAACAGGCTTTAGTGACATCAATGATGACCGCCTGACTATCTATGAGTGCCATGTAGATCTTGATCTGAAAGGTTTCGAGGATAAGGATGAGAAGGGTAAGGAGACTGGCATCCACCTTCCTTATGTAGTCACTTTAATCAAGGGGTCCAATGAAGTCCTTGCTATTAGGCGGAACTGGAAAGAGGACGACGACCTCAAGCTCAAGCGTCAGCACTTCGTACATTATCAGTACATCCCCGGTTTTGGCGCGTATGGCTTTGGCCTATTCCATCTCATCGGAGGATATGCGAAGTCAGCTACTAGCCTTATGCGACAGTTGGTTGACGCAGGCACACTGTCCAACCTCCCCGGAGGACTCAAATCCCGAGGTCTGCGAATCAAGGGAGACGACACCCCCATCGCACCCGGAGAGTTCCGCGACGTAGACATCGGCTCTGGTGCTTTGCGCGATAACATCCTGCCGTTGCCGTATAAGGAACCAAGCCAAGTTCTCGCAGGGCTGCTGGACAAGATTGTTGAAGAGGGACGCCGCTTCGCTGCAACTGCTGATATGCAGGTCAGTGATATGTCGGCTAACTCTCCAGTTGGCTCCACGCTGGCTATTCTTGAGCGCCAACTCAAGGTAATGACGGCAGTTCAGGCGCGGGTTCACTATGCGTTCAAACAAGAGTTACAACTTTTGGCCGCAATCATTCGGGATTATACCGACGATGATTACGACTATGAGCCGGGGAACGACAAGGTAAACGCCAAGAAGGATGACTATTCCCACGTAGATATCATCCCGGTCAGTGATCCTAACGCTGCAACCATGAGTCAGCGTGTGGTGCAGTACCAAGCCGTCATCCAGATGGCGCAGATGGCCCCGGAGATTTACGACCTCCCACAACTGCACCGTGCCATGTTGGATGTCTTGGGGATCAAGAACGCTGAAAAGCTCGTCCCCCTGCCTGACGACATGAAGCCAAAGGATCCAGTCACCGAGAACATGGACATCCTGAAGAGCAAGCCGCTCAAGGCGTTCATCTTCCAAGACCATGAGTCGCACATTCAGGTGCATATGTCGATGACCCAAGATCCAAAGATCATGGCTGTCGTGGGGCAGAACCCCAAGGCGCAGGAGATGATGGCCGCAGGTATGGCCCACATCGCTGAACACGCTGCATATGCGTATCGGATGCAGATCGAGCAGCAAATGGGTATGCCGCTGCCACCGGAAGAATCAGGCGACGAGAACGGACCGAAGATTCCAGCAGAAATGCAGAATATGTTGTCGGGTGCGATGGCACAAGCTGCACAGCAAGTGCTCCAGCAGCACAAGCAAGAGCAAGCACAGGAGCAAGCTCAACAGGCACAACAAGATCCGATTGTGCAGATGCAGCAGCAAGAACTTCAGATCCGCCAGCAAGAAGTGCAGATCAAGCAGCAAGAAGCTCAAATGAAGATGCAGATCTCGCAGCAAGAAATGCAGATCAAGATGATGCAGGCTCAACTGGCTGAGAAGAAGATGCAAGTTGATGCTTCGGCCAGAGCCGATGAGATCGAGATCAAGAAGATGCAAGCCGAGGGGACCATCCAGCTTGGCGCTATGCAAGCCCAGATGAAGAGCAGCCAAGACCAGTCGCGTCTGGCGGCAGACCAAGAGCGTGACGGTGTACGCATGGGTATCGACATTGCTAAGAGTAAGGCGCAGGCCGCTGCGCAGGCTCGGGCACAGCAAAACAAACCACAAGGTAAATCATGATCCACGACTTCGCACGTGTATTGCGCGACCAAATACGCACGGACATGAACAACTATACGGACGACATCGCAACGGGTATTTGCAAGTCGTTTGATGAGTACCAAAAACTCTGCGGGGTGATTCAAGGGCTAGCCCTTGCAGAGTCTTACCTACTAGCCCTTGCTAAGAAAGTTGAAGAATCCGATGAGTGATCTCATTCTGCCTCCCGGCCTCGTCTTGCCGCCTAAAATCAGACCGCTTGAAACTCCAGAAGAGCACATTCCTATCGAAGAGAGGGGTAAGTCGCTCCCAGAACCTACTGGTTGGCGCATCCTGTGCATGGTCCCCGATGTCTCTGACAAACTTGAGGGCACTGACCTCGACTTGATCAAGGCTACCGCATCGCTGCGGCAAGAGGAACACGCCACCACAGTACTGTTTGTCGCAAAGATGGGTCCGCAAGCCTACCAAGACAAAGATAAGTTCGGTGAGACGCCTTGGTGTAAGCAAGGTGACTTCGTGCTTGTCCGCGCCTATTCAGGTACGCGATTCAAGGTATTCGGCAAGGAATTCCGCATGATCAATGACGATCAGGTGGAAGGTATCGTGGAAGACCCCCGTGGCATCAGCCGCGCTTAAGGAGTAAGTATGGAGCCATACAAGTTTCCTGATGAGCAGGACGACAACGAAGTTGTTATCAACAGCGACTCGTCAGAGGTAGAAATTGAGATCGTTGACGACACGCCTGAACAAGATCGTGGCCGCAAGCCACTTGATCGGGATGTTGAAGATCCTACGGATGAAGAAATTGAAAACTACTCTGATAAGGTCAAGAGCCGTATCAAGGAGTTGACCCATGCCCGCCACGATGAGCGTCGGGCCAAAGAGTCTGTTCAACGTGAGCGTGAAGAGCTTGAGAAACTCGCACAGCATCTCATCGACGAGAACAAGAATCTCAAGCGGTATGTGAATGACGGCACGCAGCACTATGTCTCGACTATCAAGTCGGCGGCAGAAGCTGAGTTGGTAATGGCCCGCAAACAGTACAAGGAAGCACAAGAAGCTTTCGACACTGACGGCATCATCGCAGCCCAAGAAGCCCTCACTGACGCTAAGTGGAAACTGGAAGAAGCGAAGAAATTCAATCCAGCCGCTTTACAGATAGACGAAACTGAGGTACAACCTCGTCAGTCTGTACCCCAACCGACTCAACCAGACCAAAAGACTCAGCGCTGGCTGCACAAAAACCAGTGGTTTGGAAGTCCGGGGTACGAAGAACTAACCAGCTTCTCACTAGGGCTGCATCAAAAACTAGTGAACACGGGCGTGGACCCAACCAGTGATGAGTATTTCAGCAAGATTGATTCGAGGTTGCACTCGACTTTCCCTGAGGTGTTCGGAAAGGTAAAGTCTTCCAAGCCAGCATCGGTAGTCGCATCTGCAACACGTTCGTCGGGTCCAAAGAAAGTGACTCTTACTACTACGCAACTTGCGTTAGCAAAGAAATACGGTCTGACCCCTCAACAGTACGCTATCGAAGTCGCTAAATTGGAGAATCAAAATGGCTGAAACCCGCACCCCCCGTGAACTTGAAACCCGTGAAAAAACCACTCGTTACGTCTATAAGCCTTCGAGTGCTCTCCCCGATCCAACCCCGCAAGCGGGCGTTGCGTTTCGCTATATTGCGACTCATATTTTGGGTCAATCCGATCCGACCAACGTCTCGCGCAAGATGCGTGATGGCTGGGAGCCAGTCAAAGCTGTGGACCATCCTGAGTTGATGATCCAAGGTAATGTTTCTGGCAACGTCGAGATTGGTGGGCTATTGCTGTGCAGGATGCCCGAAGAGAAGCTCGCTGCAATGACAGAGTATTACGACAATGTCAATAAGCAGCAGGCTGAATCTGTAGATAACAATTTCCTTCGACAAAATGACCCCCGTATGCCGCTGTTTGCGGAGCGCAAGTCAGCAGTGACTCGCGGCGCGGGGTTTGGTTCAGGTACTAAATAAGGAGTCTTAAATGGCTTATCCAGTTATTGCGGCCCCCTACGGGCTACTTCCGCAAAATTTGATCGGTGGGCAGGTATTCGCGGGCTCCACCCGCGAATTGCCTATTCAATACGGCTACAACACGAACATCTTCTACGGTGACTTCGTTAAACTGACCGCATATGCTTCCGCATCAGCTCCGGGCGGGTTTATCCAGCGAGTAGCTATTACCACTGGTACGGCTAGTAACCAAGTTACTGGCGTGTTCCTTGGTTGCTCGTTCACCAACCCAGTCACCAAGCAGAAGACGTTTAGCCAATTCTGGCCTGCATCGACGCTGGCTGGTGACGCTGTTGCTATCGTTTGCGACGATCCAGACACGGTCTTCAAGGCTGCTGTTTGCTCTGCTACTACGGTTCTCGCTTCGGGCGCTAGGGGCATGGTCGGCGCAAACCTGTCGATGATCGACAACACGGGCAACGCTACCTCGGGCAATTCAGCGAACGCTGTGTTGGCTCCTGTGGCTACCCCAGTGACGACCATCCTGCCATTGCGTTGTGTTGGTCTTGTCTCTGATACTGCTTACTCGTACAGCGCTGTCGCTACTGCGGCTTCCAGCACCACTACGGTTAACGCAGTTGCACCCGCCGCTCTGCCGATTGGTACCAACGTGTCATACGTCGCAGCCAACGGCCAAATCATCGAGACGGGCATGTTCCTGACCTCCGCCGCCGCAGCGGGCGCAGCAACGCAAACCCTCAACCAGCAGCCTGTGATCCTTGGCGCTAACGCCAATATCCCAAGTGGCGCAACCATTGTGTACACCGTGTATCCAGAAATTCTGGTCAAGGTGAACCTGCTTGTGCATGGTTATTACAGTTCCACCGCCGTCTAAGGAGTAATCTAAAATGGCTATTTCTCGTGCCCAGCTACTCAAAGAACTCCTCCCCGGCCTGAACGCGCTGTTTGGTTTGGAGTATGCCCGCTACGGCGAACAACACAAGGAACTGTATACGGTTGAAAAATCCGAGCGTTCCTTTGAAGAAGAAACCAAGCTGTCCGGTTTCTCTGCCGCTCCGGTGAAAAATGAAGGCTCTGCCATTGCTTATGACAATGGACAGGAAGCTTTCACCGCTCGTTACAACCACGAAACCATCGCTCTGGGCTTCTCCATCACGGAAGAAGCTGTGGAAGATAACCTGTATGACAGCCTCTCGGCTCGTTATACCAAGGCTCTTGCTCGCGCTATGGCATACACCAAGCAAGTCAAGGCTGCTTCTGTTCTGAACAACGGTTTCAGCAACGCATACTTGGGTGGTGACGGTGTTGCTCTGTTCAGTACTGCTCACCCACTGGTGAACGGCGCTACCAACAGCAACCGTCCTTCGACCAACGCTGACCTGAACGAGACCTCGCTGGAAAATGCTGTGATTCAAATCGCTGCATGGACCGATGAGCGTGGTCTG